ATACCATCTATTCTTGATAGATAAAACTCAAAGTCACTTGTTAAATCACTACCTGGTTTAGGCATGTCAACAGCAGACGAACCTGCATTAACAAAATTCTTTGCACCTGTAGCGTCTTTATCATTGAAACCTACAACCTCACTATCGTCTGAAACTCTTGGTCTAAAATCAACACACTCTCTTAATTCTAATTTACCTTTTGACGGACTATCAAATGAAGGTATGTCTTCATAATCAACAGCACCTGAATAACTATCTACTGAAAAGTAATCACCTGCACCATGTGAGAAGTGTGAGAATGTAATTAATAATCTACCAGTAGGTGCTAGTGAACCTGGTTTTCTTACAATAGAACCTATATCGTAAAAACTATCTCTTTGTCCATTGTCTAATGTAAATCTATCTGTAATATCTGTGTCACTTGTTGTTGCGTTTGTGCTAAAGTCTGCAGCCATATGTACACTTGTTAAAGCAAAAATATCTGCTTTACCTAAACCAATTCTATTCTCTTGTGATAATGCCTGTGTAGTAGTTGTTGCAGTTATACCTGTTTGTAGTGTTTTTGTTTTTTCACCTGCAACACTTCTTGTTATTGTTGCGACTAACTTAACTTTTGCTGTTCTAAAGTTTGCACCTAAATCTACCTGTAACTGTCTACCTGATGGAGTACCTGTTAGTGTGAATATTGCTGCACCCTCATGGTTATTACCTGATAGTGAAACAAGATCACCAACGGCACCTGAACTAGCACCGGCAGTCATTATCTGTAAAGTAAAGTCTGCCTCACTATGACTATCAAAAGTTTCGTTTGCACCTGCATTGAAAGTTGCAACACCATTTGAATCCAAAGTATCTACGAATGTTCTTCTAACTTTATGATTAGTATCTGTAATGCCTGAATTATCAGTTGTTTTTAAAGTCTTAATAACATCAGCAGGTAATTTAAAGACAAGTGAATTTTGGTCAATGTTACTTAATCTTACTCGTCTTCTTATAATTGGTGAAGCAGTTGTAATATCAGCAGAAGCTGTTGCTGCAGATATCGTTAATGCTGTATCACTTGTAATTGCTGATACAACACGGGTTAATGTTTCACCTGTGTTATCTGTAAATTGAATTAAGTCACCAGTAATTAATTCAGTTGTAAATTTTGTGTTTTGACCAACAGCTGTTGTATCATTATTACCAAAAGTAATTGTGCCAGATAATAATTTAAAACTATCATCTTTAGTATCAACAGCACTTGTTGATAAAACTGTATCTGCTGTAAATACTGGACTACCTGCTTGTGAAACTTGTTTAACATCAGCGATAGTATATGTTTGAACACCATTTCTATCAGTTGCATTTGCTTTTACAGTAGCACTATTACCTGTTTCGTCTGTGACTGTTTCACCAGAAACGAATGTACCTTTTACATTTGATAAAATATATAATCCAGCAGCGACAGAAGTCGCTTCAATAATACCTGTTGCACCTGAAGTACCACCTGTTAATGTTTCTCCTGCTGCTAAAGTAAATGAACTAGTTGTAACAACATGAGTAAACATGTCGATATTAAATAAACCTAATTTATATACAGAGGTTGTATTACTTGATGTTGAACCAGCAGTTCCTGATGAGTATTCAAAGAAACGAGGTTTTGCTCTACCAATCGTATGTAAGTCAGTTGATGAACCTACATTTGCAGTACCTCTACTTGCTGTTGCTTCTTTTAATAAAGTTACTTCTCTAAATGCTTCAGTTTGACCTGATACTGTACCTAAGTCAGGTTGACCATGAATATTTGTAACATCAATAGATGAACCAATGTTTAATCTTGTTGTTGAGTTGTTGACTGTATCAAAGTCTCTTGCTTTTTCTATTGTTAAAAACTTTTGAGATGTTGTATCTACTTCAAAACCTTTTACATATGCTTTACCTGGCGACAAACCTATTGCAAGTCTTGCTTCAGATTGTGTTGCTGTTAAACCATCATGTAAACTTGAACTGTCTGCTGCAAATATACCACGATTTGAACCTGTATCTTTATGTTCTCTTACATCTATATCAAAAGGTTTAATTACATAGTCACCACTTTCCTCAAATGTTCTTCTTGCTAATGTTTCTTCAAGAATATTATAATCTGTTCTTTTTACAATTCTTTCTATGCTACCACTATTTACTCGAAGTATCTCTACAAAGTTTTCGTCATCTGTAGCAGTTAAAGTTTTTTTCCCAAGTGTTAATGCAATTTTAAATCTATGTGCCCCAGGTGCGTTTATGTTTGATGTGCCTTGTGCGTTATCATTTAATGATGTATCACCTTCAGGTGTTACAAAACTTTCTGTGGTTGTAAATCCCACTCTAAATGTTGGTGTGTTTGAGTATGCGTCTAGTATTAAAGTTTCTTCACTATTCTTTACAAAGAAACCATTTATGAAATATACACCTTCTTCTACTTTTACAGCACTTGCTTTACCTGTTGCATTTGAACTTGTAGGTAAAGATGTACCAGACGTACCAACAACAGCAGTAAAGGCTGTACCTTCACTTGTGGTACCAGAAAGTGTTTCACCTTCTGTAAATCTTTTTGCTGTATTATTTGTACCAGTCTTTGTGTATGTTACATAAAGGGTTGCAGCTGCAGTTGAACTTGCCTCACTTGTATTAGTTACCTCTGCAACAACACCTGATGTTCCACCTGTTACTGTTACACCTGATATTGAGGCAGCAGTTGAAGTTGTATGACTTGTTAATTTAACATATTCATAATCAGTATTTAAAGTAACCTGACCAGGTATAACCATTGCACCGTCTTTGAAAACGTGCTCACCAAATCTCTCAATTTGATTTTGTAATATAGTTTGAAGTTGAGTTAACTCCCTACCTTGAACTGAAAAAGAAGGTCTGAATAATACTCTATGAAAATTCTTACTTTCTGTAAAGTCATCATAGTATGGAGAGACGTTAAAGTTTGTTGCCATTTACCACCTCTAAAATTCTACGATCAGCTTAACATTCTCCGTTTGATCTGCTGCTCTTGATATTGGTTTTCTATTTTCAATATACAAGATGTCACCAGTATCGTGTGTTAATTCAGGTGTGGTATCATGTGAACTAGGAGTACCTGTCGCACTTGACGTAGCACCTGTAACCGTATGTGTACTTGCGAATGCTGTTAAGTTACCGTCAGTATCAACACCTTGATCTGCAAATTGTGGTTGTACATATCTTAATACTTTTGTGGTAGAATTAAAATCTACAACGAAACCTACAGCACCAGTTGTTGCTTGTGTAATTTTTTCGTCTGCTTGAAATGAACCCGGTGTTCCACTAAATGTGATTGACTTTGTTGCGTCTAGGGTTGTTGCCGTTGCAGTTGAACCTGTTGTGCTATCAGTTGGATTTCTTACTAAAGCAATTCTTCTAAAATCATTACCTGTACTGAAATCACCTGAACCATCTGCTTGAGTTAAGTCAACATTTGTCATTACAAAGAAACCACCTAATTCTGTGACTACATCAGCAGCATGACCACCTGGAGGTGAAATTATAAAATCTATATCAGAACCTGATACACTACCAAAGTCACTTGCTTTGACACTTGCATAAGTATAACCAGAACCTGCAGTTGTAATTGTAACTGAACTTACAGCATTTGAAGAAACAACGATTGTTGCCTTACCACTTGATCCATCACCACGAATATCAACACCTGTGTAAGTACCATTTGTTCCACCACTACCGCCAGCGGTAATCTTTACATGTTCGATTGCACCAGCAGTTGTAGAGAAGTCTGAACTTTCAGTTGATACATGCATAAAATCAGTTGATAAAAAGTTTGCTTGTTCACTTGCAGAAAGTGAGTACATATATTTCCACTTATAACTATCACCTGTACTGAATACACTTGTTGATTTGTTACCTGATGGTTCTACCGTTGAAGCCCCACCACTATTATTATCAATAACTTTGTAAACATCAAAGGTACTATTCATTACATAAAAAGTTGCGTCATATAAAGAACTTGCACCACTATCACTTGTAATAGTAGAACCTGCAGTATTGATATCACCATAATCATGTCTGTAATAATCGTAAACTGTTCCTGTTGTCCAGTTTCTTCTAGGTATTACTAGTGAAACATCTGAACTTGTTATTTTCTTTGCTGACAAGAAATCGTCATATGCGTAATATTCTACTGATCCAACACTATCTACTGGTGTAGGTGGTGAAGCGTCTGTTCCATCATTAAATGCTTGATTGTCTGCAAATGCTTGAGGTCTACCTATTGCAAGATAGTATGTGTCAGCAGCTTCGCCAAAACTTTCTTCGAATTGTTTGGCATTATGTACTCTAAAATCTTTTGTTATAATTGCTGGCATGTTTTCTCCTGAAACTATTTATACGTTATACTATCATCTTGTCGTTTTTATTTGAGCAGGTATAGCATATCTAGTTCCTACTTTTGTTTTAAAATCACCTAACTGATTTGCAGCACCGTCTAATGTATCGTTACCTGTACCAGTTAGTTTGATACTATTTATTCGTGTTATAGAAGAAGCGTCTGAATCCATAGTATCACTTGCAGGTTCTCGTCTCATCTCACCACCATCTTCCATCAATAGAGTATCACCTGCATTTGTAGAAGAACCGTCTGTTCCATCTAACATTAATCTATCGGGCACATGATTAAATGCACTAAAGATAAATCTACCTATTGTATCCATTCTTGCACCTGCATAAACAAATCCTTGATTTATACCTAGTGTTCTAAAAGTTGTTTCTCTATCATCACTTGTATCAATAGTTATATCTAAATTTAAAGTAACGTCTCTAGTTGTAGAAGCAAAGGCAACATCTCTCTCAACACCTAATTCAGAATTACTACGAAGTGACGTACCATCAGTTGTTGTACCTAAACGTCTACCTATCTTCTCACCGAATAATACTCTAAATGCTTCGATAACTTCATCTTGTTCTATACCTGCTGTGATTGTTCTACCTGATCTTAATTTAGCGTCTACCTGTGAAGCGATAGTAACTTCACCTGCAAGATAGAAACCTGCTGGGTGTACTGACGATTTTAAATATTCTCTCCAGTCTGCTATTGCTTCACCTACTTTTACAACATATGAATAATCTTGATAGTATAAACTATCTTGTATCTTTTTAGTTGCCTCAGATATTTGACCATCAACACCTACGAACTCACCTTCTGTTTCTATTACTGTTCCTGCAGTTGATGATACAGTTGCTTGTTCTGCATTTCTAACACGAGCAGTTACACTTGATGAACCACCTGTGATTGTAACCTTATCATCAAAGGTACCAACAACATCTGTTAATATCAATATGTTTGTATCACTATTAAAACTTTCTATTACACCTGATACTGTATCACTAGTCTCTAATTGTAATCTACTTTCGTCTGAGCCATTGTGTGTTATGACCACAATATCTTCGTCTCTATCATTTTCATATATCGTATGAACCAGTCTATTATTACCATCACTATCTTCCGTGATTATACCATCTTGTTCGAAGCCATCAAATACAGCAGGACTTACAAATTCTTCTTGTGCAAAACTATCACCGTCTTCCGTAATTAAATCACCATGGTCATCTTCAGCTCTTAAAACAGGATGTCTAAAATCTTCTAGTAGTATTGGAAAATCTAAAGGTTCAAAACTTTCTAGTGTAAGATTATCTTCAGCTTCTGCTGTTATAGTTTCACCTACAGTAAATGTTCCTGACAAGTTATCAATTTGCATGTGTACTTTAGGATTAAGTACAGGTGCTTCTTCATATCTAAATCCTTGGTCTAGTATTTTAAAACCTAATAAATTACCTACTTCACTTGATACAGGAAATACAGTTGCACTTGAACCAGCACTTGATGAAACAGTTACAGTTGGTAGTGATAAGTAACCTCCACCTTTATTTGTAATTTTAATTTTTGTAATATCATTTGTGCCACTATTAGTTTGTGCTTCCATTACTAACTGGTCAGACGAACTATCTTCTAAAATAATTAAACCATCTTCTATTCTATCTTGTTCTAAAAGAAAACCACCATTTACTACAGCAACCTCACCTGCAAGTCCTGTGCCATCAGTAGGATTAGTTACACTTAATGCGTCACCTACAGCATAACCTGAACCACCACTCTCAACAATTATTTCTTCTATCTTACCATAACTTACGGAATCTACTTGAGCACTTAAACCTATTCCACCTTTTTGTTGACTAACTGGCACTTGTTCATTGATAGTATAATATCTACCACCACTTGTTACAGTTAAGTCGTCTGCAATACTTTCAATGTTACAGGTTAGTGTTATATCAGGATCATCATTTGGTGTGCCAGTAAATGTAGAGAAAGTTTGTTGTAATATTTTATTACCATCTTCATCTATGATATCATCACCATCAGTCTCATCTATTATAGAGTGACCTAAACTATTTTGAAATGTGCCTGTGATACTTGCTTTGTTTAATATTAGTGTTGCAACGTCTCTTTGTATACCACCTAAATTTACAGCATTAACTGTAACACTTTCTACAACAGCACTTGCAAGATTAACATTAGTGTTGCCAGGTATATTTGCTTGTGTAATTGTTTGTCCTGTAAGCTTAGTCATATCACCATTTGATGGTGATACTAAAGTTGCCTTTAAAACATTTTGAGTTTGAAAGGTACCATCACTTACTCTTAACAAGTCAACAGTAGGATAGTATAGCTCTGGTGTCTCATTAAACAATGCACGGAAAAATATTTCATGACCTTTCTTTGTACCTTTTCTTTTATATAAAGATAAAATATTTTTTGTAAGTTGTCTTTTGTTTAAACCACTTGTTAAACTGTTTGGTATTGTTTGTAAGAATGTATTTCTAAATTGTAAAAAGAAATCGTCTAACGTATCATTCACATCAGCATACTCAAGGATTTGTGTTATACTCTCATTAGGGTTTGCCCTATACTTTAATATAACTCCTTGAGCACCTGACGTTCCGCCTGTAATCGTCTCTCCTGTTACAAACTTTGTATTTGCAGATATATATAATTTTAAATTGTCTGTGTCCTCAGCAAGTATAGTTGCGGTCTCACCAGAAGTGACACCTGTAATTGTTTCACCTTTACTAAACTCACCTACTGAACCTTCTTCGTTTAATAAGTAATCATTTTCGTTACTACCTTTTTCATCTGTGCCATCTAAGGCAAGAAAATTTTCCGTTCCTGTTTCTAAAAGTATTTGATCACTTGCAGTTACACTTGATAGTGTAATCTGAGCAGAATCCATATAACGATAATACTGCTTGACAAACTCAACCAGTAACGGATTATTAGCTTGTATGTGTTGCGGAAATTGCCTACTTACTAGTGAATTTATATTTTTTGTAAACTTTGCCATAGATTACGAAGCATAACTTGTTGCTGCTGTATAACCTATACCTGATGTTGTATCGTAATCATCAGCAGATACAGTTACGGTTGTATTAGTTTCATCAATTTCTATTATCTGATTTCTTACAGGTATAACATCTACTGAATTTGGTATTACGGTTAATCTAACAGCGGTTGATGTGGCACCATCTACATTTGAAACCTCTGTAATGAATAAAGAGTTTAATGTTATCGTTCCATTAGTGTAGTCAATTGTGCCTTGAGTATTATTTGTATATGTTCTTACTTGACCTACTAGATAATATAATCTTACATTACCTGTACCATCTTCATCTAAAAAATATTCATTGGTTGTGTCACCATTTATTTTAAATCCAGATGATGTTAATATGCCACCACCACTTTTATTATGTTCACTATGTGGATTATAAAATGCATTATTGTATTTAATTGTATAAGTTGTTGCGCCTGTAGTTGTAGCAGTAAATGATTTATGCATTTTAACAGTTGTAATATTAGATAGTATCGCTGTATCTACTTTGTTTATTGTTTCAATAAATTTAGAATGTCTGAATATACCATCAAACTGTCCAAGATTATTTGTATTAAATGTTGTTATTGCTGAACTTACTAGTGCCTTAATACCATTACTTGTTCTAGTCGTTGACTTTGCGTCATACTTAACATTTACATTTAATTGTAAAGATGTTGTTTCTGGATCTTGTATGATTGGTGTTATACTTGCAACGTTGAAATCTTTTAATTGTGTAACAATATCTGTTTTAGTTGCTTCAGTTAATGTTGCACCTGCAACAGGATTGATTGAAATATATACACGACCATAAACAGGTGTGTCATTATCTTCACCACCCCATACAGAAACAGATTTTGCGTTAGTATAAATTTGTTTTACTTTACTTGCATAATCATTTGTTGTAACTGTTCTATTTTGTGAGGCATATTGTTTTGGAGCATTAAAACGAATACTATCAGGTGTCTCTGGTTGAGCACCATTTGCTGAATTAGTTGCAGTTGTAATTGTAACGTCTGAAAAACCTCCGATGTTACCAGACAAACTAAATGAACTTGCACCATTACTTTCCTCAGCACTTGTAACGATATATGATAACGTAACAATATTTCCAGTTGATAAAGCTGCACCTAATATACCATCACCAAATTTAACTTCGTATTGTGAATCCTCAGCACCTTCAAGATAATAAACTTTTGATGTTGAAGTAATATCTGCTAAATCAGTTGCAAGAGTATATGTGCTTGATGTGGAATCAGTTGAACTATTTTGTACTGTAACTTTTAAAGTAGTTGTATCTGCTAAATTATTTTTAATTAAAAATCTTTGGTCAGCATTTGTGGTATCTACGGTATACTTATTATTAACAAGTGTGCCTTCGTAAATAGGTAAGTTAGAAAAAGTATAAACACCATCAGCAGGTGTGATTGTTGTAGCGTCTTTTACAATATAGTTGTAAGTTGTTCCGTTTACTGATGTGGTAAAAGTTGCACCACGAGCAGCAGTTAGTGTTGAACCAGTTGCGTTGTTGACTACAACATTTAAAAAGGCAACAGGTGATGTTGCACTTCTTGGTGTGTATCCAACATGTTTGGCATGTGAGACAATACTGTTTCTTAAATCAGCACTATCTAAAAACATTTCATTAGCAAGAACGTTTGCATATACAGCATTGTAATGTGTGTTATATGCTAGAACATCTAACAACGTTGATAACGTAGAACCTTCAAAATCATAATCTGTCAATTGATCTTGTTGTTTTAAAAATGTTTTAAGATTGCCTTTAATATTATCAAAATCTAAATCTGTTACTTCTAATCTTTTTGCCATTCTATCTACTTCTTTCTAACATTGTTGTAAGACTAACTAACTCACCAGGCACATTAATAACTCTAAAATCTATTGTCACCTCATATGAATTAGTTTCTTGATTTGGTCTGGCGTCAATTGATACTACTTGTGCTCTAGGTTCAAAGTTAGTTATAACTTCACCTATAACTCTAGATAAAGAATTTGCTGTGATTGGATCTAATGGTTCAAATAAAAGACTTGTTATACCTGAACCTATCTCAGGATGAAAAGGTCTCTCGTAATGATTTGTAAGTATAAGATTTTTTACAGATTGTTTTACTGCGTCAACATCTTTTTTAACAATAACATCTTTAGTCGCTGCATTTGTCTCAAATGATAATGCGATATCTCTATAAAGTCTAGTTGACCTCGAACTTGCATTTGTTCTAGAAGCGTCTGTATATCCTGATTGTAGTATTGCCATGATAACTATTTATCATGTTATCCCGCATTTACGTTAGAACTTCCTCCACTTCTTGGATGAGCACAAGAATCAGCGTCACCTGTTCTATTGACAGGCACACCGTTGGCAAATACAGTCGCACTACCATTGGCAGTCGTTGCACCTACATGGGGTCCTGGATGTGGTGACACAGCACTACCATCTATTAATACTGATAAACCATTTGCCTTAACATTAATACCAGATGACCCAACACCTCCTGCTGAGTTGGCGTCTCCGTTTCTTTGTATTTTTGGCATTACCCTTGACCTATACTTCTTTTGTGTTGCCTTCTCTTATGTTTATTCTTCGGTCTTGATCTAGAACTATCCCCAATAGATGTACGTTTCTTTGGTCCTCTTTCATAAGTGACTATCTTTATTCCTCGTTGTGCCATCTAATGCTCACAGTTTGCACATTCGCAAGACTGACAAGATGATCCATCTGAACAATGGCAACCGTGTCCACAGTTTTTACATTCCATGTTACTTACCTTTCTTTTTAGTAGTCTTCTTTTTTTTCTTTTTCTTGATTACAGGTGTCTTTTTCTTTTTAGTCTCTGGTACTAAATTTTTCTTATTCACACCCCATAATGCGTTCCACATATCTATAATTTTCATAAAATCTCCATTTCATATGCGAACAAACCCAGAACATAATTGGTCAAGATTGTCGCACCCTAGTTAAATCATTGAAAAATAACACTTTTAATTTTCAATATATGCCGAATAATCCTTGACTTTTAAGGGGTATCCGTATATGATATATTTATATATCAACAAGAAAGGCACATTATGAATATAAAAACTCTACCATCTAAAAACGAAATGTTTGAAGAATATAATAAACTTAAATCTTATGACGAAAAGATTGAATATGTTAAGTCGCTTAGAGACATGGACATGTATAATACTCTTAAATTAGAATATGACAATATCATCACCAAGTTGTATTCTGATAAACAATCACAAGAAGTAGAAGAAGACCAAGGGGTTTGGTCTGAATTTGCTGAAGAAGGTTTACTACAATAATTAGAAAGGACTATATTATGAAACTTGAATTTAACGCATTACCTGAAATACTAGACTGGATTAAAAATCCAGAACATAAAGACCACTTGTTTCTATTGCAAGCTGCGATTGCAAAAGCAAGTGAAAGTTCTAAATCACAATTCAAAGTTGGCGATCATGTCATCTTTGGTAGAACCAATGGTCGTAAGAGACCTGGTGTTGTTATAAAACTGAATCCTTCGAAGGCAGTTATCAAAGACACTAACCTTGGTGGTAAGTGGCGTGTACCTTATTCTTTGATGGAGGTTGCATAATGAACGTACATATAGAATTTGCTGTCACACCCACGCCAGGACCTGTTTGGGGTGAACTTGATATGGTACACATATCTATACCAAAAAGAAAATTTAAAACTATAAAAGATGTTTACGATAAGTGGTATAAGAAAACAGGTAACCATGCAAAGAAAATTAAAATGATTAAAGAGAAAGTTGTATTATGATAATTAAAGTTGGTGACGTAGTTGAAGTTAAAAGAGGATCACATAGTATTCTTCGTGACGCTAAAATTGATAATATACAAGTCCCAATGACGGACGAGTATGAGGTATCAGTTATGAAAGTTGATACTGAAAAACATCCTGTAGGTACAATCACTTATGAGGATGTAACATTTGATAATGCACAAGGCAATATGCATTGGGCAAGATTTAACCAAATACAACAATAAATGATAATCTTGGATTGGTTTGCTAATATAGTGATGTGGTTGTTCACCATGATCACTTGGTATACAAATAGAATAATCTATACGGTACTATTTGTGTTAGCACTTTTAGTGCCGTTTTTTATTGGTCAATATCTTGATAATGAATTATTTACTGGTTGGACTTATATAGGGAATTGAATTGTAAACTTTGTGATTAAGAAATCTTTGTTAGAAAAAATTTTAGTATGTAAAGGCAAGGCAGATAATCTTGCTATGCGTGATCCTCGTAATGTGAAAGAATTGAAAGATCGTATCGTGTGGGAAAGATTAAAAAAAATTCTAACCCACAGATACGGTCGTTATACTGATTAGCCTCTAACTTCTTCCGTTGCCTCAGGTGTCGCTAGTTCTTCTTCAAGAATATCTAACTCATCTTTAGCGTCAGGCATTTCAATTGTGATTTTTGGTACAGGCACTTCGTCTATAACTTTAAGTGTCTGTTCACCGTAATAATGTCCTAACCAAAAAGCACCAATAACAATTAAAACATATAGTAATCGTTTGAAGCGATTTTTAGTTATATCTCTCATTTGTTTATGCCTTCCATCTTTGCCATAAGTTGGCAACGACCCAAGCGATTAAACCCCACTTAACAATTGTAAGTGGTGCCATGATACCTGTAAAAAGAACAACGGCTAATAAAATTAATCCGTAGTCTTTCCAAGCGCTTATATCTTTAATCCATTTATCCATTGAATTTTCTCCTTTGTTAAATTTATTAGAACGTAAACTTTGTGCCTACTGAATAGTGTTGTAGGTCTGTACCAGTATCTAAATCATCTTGCTGTAATTCAGCATAGACGCTTAGACTATCTGTCATGCTATGGTTTAAACCATAAGTCATGTAAGTTCCAGTTCCTTCTTTATCTCCGTATCCTACTGTAATTGCTTTCCAACCAATTGTTGCTTCCATACCTGTTAGGTCGTTTGCTTGATCTTTGATTGTATAAGTTGAAGCGATTGTTATATCGCCTATAGTAGTTGAAGCGCCAGCGCCCCAATACGAAATGTCACTTACTACATCATCTGCATATCCTACTGAAACATCAGCACCCATGATAGAATGAGAAAGCGTACCTTCCCACATATCAATGCCGTCTTGTCCAGAAGCACCATCAATCATAGCCATGACACTTAATGAGCCATTGTCTAGTTTGATTGTATTAGATGATCTGTCGCCATACTTAAATACAGCGTTAGAGCCATACACTTCAAAGTTTCCAGTTTTAGAAACCCATGAGTGTCCTTGTCGACCCACAGTAATTGCAACACCGTTGTTATCTAGACCAACATATGCTAGTCTGGAATCAAATGTGTTACTACCACTATCGTCAACGTCTAACCCTACCTCTAGTTTTGCAATACCAGATAGTGAACTACCTTCAATGCTTGGTTCGAGTATATCAATACCAATCTTTGATCCGTTGTTCTCTAACTTGCTGTATGCTTTACCAGAAGAATTTTCATCATGCGAGTATTTGTAGTTTAACGTACCATACGGTGTAATCTCCGCAGCCATAGCACCATAAGTGAACAGCAACAAAGCTACTGCCGTAAGAGTAATTAATCTTAACATGTATTCTCCTATTTTTGTGATTATATCTATAATCAATCCCAGGACGGGATTTAACGTATACCTCGAATATTATTCATACACTATTATTTAGTCAATACGAAACCATTGGTCTTTAATTATTTGATCTAAATCTTGACGACCCTTTTCCGTCAACCAATCAACGATATTATAAGCACTTATATGAGTATACCCATTTCGCTTTGCCCATATTATTCTTCGACCACCACATTGATATTTCCGAAAAATTCCATTCGATTTAAGATCACGAATAATTACAGGATACAGTAAACCTTTTTGATCCATATCCGAGAAAAGTTCTTTATATGGTATTCCATACTTATCCGCATAGTCTGTCCATTGATCGACTGGTACTTGGTCCCACTTATATGTAAGATCCTTTAGCGATATCTCCATGTACAGTTCAGGATAGTTTACATTTTTCGCTATGAGAATATTTTTTCCAGTAGTCATTTGATTGTGTATAATTAAAAACTTTTTCCCAGGCTGCTTGATTTGGTATGTGGTAACAATCTATGTGAGTGTACCCTTTTGATTTGGCATACCATACTCTTTGATGACCGACAGATACTTCATAGGCATTGTAAGAAATAATGATAGGATGTTCCATACCATGTGTATCCAAATCTTTGACTATACATTCGAGACGAAACCTTGCATTCGGTTCCATGTGTCGTGTGTCGTAATCTATGAAGTTGCCTAGTTGACCGAGATGGTAGACTTGATGATATTCAGGAAATGCTATGTGTTTAGCTTTAAGTGTTCTGACATCTGACATATGTATATAGTAAGTTAGTAATTCAAAACGAGCAAAAAAATTTTTTTATTTTTTTCATACTACATTATGTATTTCATATAGTCAAAAGATACTAAATGAAACCCGCTCAGTTTTGACGGGGGGTGGTTACACACTAAAGGATGTACCACAACCACAAGACGATTTCGCTGCAGGATTACTGAACGTTAGATTGGCGTTGAAGTCATCTTTTGTATAATCTATTTCTGTACCCATTAGATACATTTCAAACATTTTATTCACAACCAATACATCATCAATAATTCTATCGTCTCTTGTTTCATTGTCATCAAAGTCCCATTTATATTCAAATCCAGCACAACCACCACCTTTAACTGATAGTCGTACATATTTCATACCATGAGCATTTCGTAAATCTCTTAAATGCTCGTATGCGTTATCTGTTAATGTTATATTCATGTAAGTATTTAGAAAACCACAAAGAAATAAGAATATATAAAAATTCCACACACCACTAATATCAACGGAACACGAACACGAGATAGTTCGTAGATTGGATATAAAAGAACCGCCAATAGTATCAATATGAATTTCATGAGTGTCTATTGCATTTATAGATTACCAAAGGTCGCTCAGTTTTGACGGGTACCCTAGTTTAGATTAATCGGATCACCATCTATATCTACCTCACCACCACTATCAATTAATATCTTTTGACCAGCACCAGACGATATCGTTACCGCTTGAGAAGCGTCTAGTCTAAAGTTCGCACAAGACATATTAATATCTTCATTCGCAAATAGATTAACGTTACCGTTGACATTCATATTCACCGCACCAGAACGAACCATGATATTAAAGTTCGCACCATCACCAATTTCGATATCGTAGTTATTACCGGACGCCCCTAGTTTATTTACTTTCAGTTTCAAAGACTTATCAATCGTTTCAATACTATCACCTTCTATGAGAGAAGACTTATCACTCGATACGACTTCAAACATTCTACTTACAATATGAGAAACGTAAGTACCATCATTACTATATTCTTGATACGAACCAGCACTATGAGTTATAGCTATACGCTCATGGTCGTCAGTATCGTCAAACTCTAGCAAGTGGCCTTTCTCCGTAGAGTACACATGGTTACTTGGATACACAGGTTGGTAAGTGCCCACCGTATCGCTAGTGCCTCCATCCACGACTAGTGGCTCATCAAAGGTACCGCCGGTACTGCCCGTTACTGTTAGGTTACTGCCTACTGTTGGTATGTCGAAGCCATCAAAGTCAGCACTTGGTATACTGGTCTTTCTTATACTGTCACGAGCCACAGGACTGGCGGCCGTTAGACTGCCTCTAGCATTCTCATGTACGTCTGATACGCCGGCGGCCACTGGGTAGATAGACTTACTGCTATCATCCGGCCGGCCCCTAGGGTCTTGAAACCCTATGGTACCAGTAGCCCCTAGACTGCTTGGTATACCTGGTATGCCCCCTATGACATATGGCTCTTGCATATCCTCATCAAAGAAATCCACTAGCACCCATGTGCCCTCTACATAGAACGATGGCGTAGTGCCTAGTCCACTGTTACTGCC